CTGCGAACGGTGCATGGTAGCTTTTGTGTGTTACCTGCATACACATAGAAATCTTCTATACCCATCCAAAATACTGTGTCTTGCACTGATATGGCTGAGTTCGGACTCATGATAGATATATTGCTGGCAATCTGGTTTATGCCAAATGTAAAGGGTGGGCCGATAAACTGCATACTGTGGAGTGATACATCAGTCCATACCAGCGTTTCACGGTTCGTTTCTACGGCTGTTACAAATGTTGTACCTGAGCCTAACCGTAAATCACCGGCAGTATTAGTAGGTGTTGCGGCCCAATCGGTAAACGATTCTGAAGAACTGAATCGTATAAGTAAAGGGTCTTGCGTACCTGCGGCAGTTTCACTATCACAACCAAAAGCTATAACATGGCGATCTTTATCCGAAACAAGAACCTGCTTTGCAATCTGCGGGGCACTTGTCGCGCCTGAAATACTGGTAACTACAACAGCACGATTACTAGGTGCGGTAGCATCCCAGTGATAAATAGCGCCATCACGAACGTTTATAAGTAAATCTTCACCAAAGTTATCATGTGACCAAAGCCGTAGTGTACCTATCGCAACAGATTGCGTGCTTGCACTACCCCAGCCATCACTTGACCACGGCCCTGCCCCCCAACCAGTACCGAACAAAACAGTATCAAGCCCTGTGTTGATTTGATACACCGCGCCAACAATGCCGCCATTACCAGAATCACTACTGTTTGCAGTAACACTCAACTCAATAGTGTAAGTGTTTGCATCAATAATTGCAGCAATCTGGTGTTCAGCATTTAGTATAGCAGCGGTCACATTACCACCGAGTGCTGTAGCACTGCTGAAGGTAACAAAATCATTTGCTGCTGCACCATGTGATGAATGTGTAACAGTTAATGTAGTAGAACCATTACTGCAACTCATAGGGCCAGACAGGCTCACAGTAGAACGGATCGGTGTGATATCTGTAAAACCACCACCTGATTGTAGGTAATATTTTAAATTCGTTCCCACACCAATGTAAGTTGTGCTGTCAAGCGTTACAAAAGGGTGTAAGGCCCGTGCTGTGCCAAGAAACTGATTAGTAGAATTTTTTACCCAACCGCCAATTTGCTCAGGATAACCCTGCCTAAAACGCACACGATCGCTTGCACGATAGCCACCTTCGTTTGAATACGAAGTACGCTCACGGTTCACCCCAGGCTGAAACTGTAACTTAGTGAGTGGCATCTATTTCTTTTTCCGCATCAAATCTTTATCTGCTTTACGTGCACCGCCCTTACCAGAAACAAAACTGTTCACACGACCACGCGCCCATGCATCCATACTTACGTTGCGGCTTCCCGAACTGAGGTAAGCACCTTGGCCACGGCGATACACAGACCGCAGTTGCCCAGGTGTAAAACGACTTTTCGCCGCTTTATTTTTTATAAAACTCTCAGCGGCGCTGCTTAGAGGTTTTCTTCGCTTTGCTTGTGGACTTTTTTTTGGCTTGCTTGGCACGGCTTTTACTCACTGCTGCTATATCAATATATTCGCCACGTTTATATTTTTCACGCGTAGATAATATTTCGCTACGCTTTGCAGAAGGGTTTTTTGCTCCTGCTAAATATTTAGCTGGCACCTTCTGTTTCTTACGCATCAGCTTGGCTCCGTTGGCCATGTGATATTATCAGGGTCACTTTGTGTTGTGACATCACGTAATGTTTGCCGATAAGTACGCCACTCAGCTAATTTTGTAGCATTAAGCTGCGTATCACTTACTTGGGTCCAATCACATGCGGCTAACTTTGTATTACGGATAGCACGTACACCGGCCCATTTTTGGTTTGCAGCATAAGTCGCAGCATTAGCAATGTACGTCTGTTTAGCCGTTGTCAGTGTATCAAGTGTGACTGGCGCAACAAACTCATTTGTATTTTGTATAAAACATTCACTTAATGTTGTGCCAGCTAGGGCAGCCAGGGCACTCATGTCCCAATCCAATTCTACTGTAACTTTGGCAGAATCACTCATAATTACCCCACTATTGTCAGTGTGACAGTACAATCAACGGTGGTCGTACCAGAACCTGAAACATTTACTGCAAAAAGAGCGATGTTGATTAATCGCTTATTGGTTGAACTGGCGTCAGCGGAGGCAAACGGTAGCTCGTATACTCGGCTTACAAAAGGTGCCCGCCGTGAAGTGCCGCCCATATCGGTACTACCTTCGTCAATATTCTGCGCCATAAGGCTAAATCTAGTGCTGCCGCCAACGCCAACTGAACCACCATCAGCCCCAAAACCACCCACCATGCGTATAGCAGCAGTAGAAACGTTAGCTTGGGCAGCTGTCATCGATGCAGTGACAAGCACCGCCCCTGCATCAGTAGGGCATGTGAGCGTGTTAGCACTTGCATCGGCAATACTGCTAGTATCAAATACAATTTCATTGCTATCAAAAGCAAACTGCGTCAACGTGTTGTGCGCTAAAGTAATCTCATTTGCTGTTATTACACACCCGCGCAATTTACGATCTGTGTTGATAAGCATAAAATCTGCGCCATCATATATAACAGAGTAGATACCACCACTTACTAGCTCACCACCTACAAGTGCTTCACCGTACACAGTTTTAATTGTTTTTGCGCCAAGGCTATTCACATTCAGTGTAGCTGTGCCGGTATTTGTATGGTTTGGCTCAAAAAACACACGTACACCAGCAGCATATGAACCGATAGCAGGGCTGGGCGCAACCGCATAAACATTACTACTACCTGTAGTGACCGCATAATTTCCAATGTGCGGACTAGCCGCAACTGTTTGTGTGGAATTATCAGGAAACTTAAACCCACCCGTACTACTGTAGATAACCCCACCAACTTCTAGTGGAACAGTAGGGCTAGCTTGGAGTATCCCGACACGATTATTGGAAGTATCAACTTTAAGTGTATTAGTATCAATAGTAACATCACCAGACCCAGTGATAGTACTAAACGCTCCTGTTTCAGCACTATTCGCTCCGATAGGGGTACCATCAATAGCACCGCCATCAATGTTGACGCTGCTAGCACTGAGGCTATCAGTAAAATCTGTAACGGCTGCTCCAGAACCTGCTCCATCAGCATACACGATTTTTGTGGCACCAGGAGGCACCGTCACACTTGCGCCAGAACCTTGTGACAGAATAATATTCTGGCTTCCACTTGTGTTATTATAAACGAAATATAATTTTTCGGCAGTGTTTGGGCTGATTGTAATCGTATTTGCACTTGACAATGAACCACTAAATACAAGAACTTTAAACTGCCCATCTGACAACGAACCAGAGCTAGTTGTCAAAGTATGCGTTGTGCCTGTCAGTGAAATAGCACCAACGCCATTCAGAGCGCGGTCTACAATATCAAAATTAGTATTGGTAGTTGTTCCCCAGGTGCCAGCCTGCGCACCCGTAACAATTTTTTCAATACCAGTATTATCTGTATATGTGCTCATCAGGTGCCTCTATGCAGCGATTTCGTTCCAGGTAGTTGATGTACTTGGTGCAATTTCGCCCCAGGTAGTTGATGTAAGTGGTAAAATTTCGCCCCATACTTTGTCCGTAGCAATCAAGGATACAGTAACTGTTCCTAATGATGTTGTTAGCCCAAAACCTGTTTCGGTGACAAGCGCATTTGGATCAATAAGCGCGGCAGTACCAACAGAAGCTGTTGCAACAATCCCCGAAACTGTTACAGAAACAGGCTGTGATACAACTACACTGCCAAGGCCCGTTGTTCCAGCAACACCCGTTGGAGTTGCGCTCAACGTCAAATCAATAGTTCCGTTCCCAAGTCCAGTCGTACCCGCAACACCCGTTACTGTGACTGCTTCGTTGAGAATTATAGTTCCGTTCCCAAGTCCAGTCGTACCCGCAACACCCGTTACGGCGACTGTTTCGGGGAGAGCTATAGTTCCAAGTCCAGTCGTTCCAGCAACACCTGTAACGGCGACTGTTTCGGGGAGAATTATAGTTCCAAGTCCAGTCGTTCCAGCAACACCCGTTACTGTGACTGCTTCGTTGAGAATTATAGTTCCGTTCCCAAGTCCAGTCGTTCCAGCAACACCCGTTACTGTGACTGTTTCGGGGAGAGCTATAGTTCCAAGTCCAGTCGTTCCAGCAGCACCTGTAACGGAGACTGTTTCGTTGAGAACGATAGTTCCGTTCCCAAGTCCAGTCGTACCCGTAACACCTGTTACTGTGACTGTTGCGTTGACAATTATAGATCCGTTCCCAAGTCCAGTCGTACCCGTAACACCTGTAACGGCGACTGTTTCGGGGAGAGCTATAGTTCCAAGTCCAGTCGTTCCAGCAGCACCTGTTACTGTGACTGTTGCGTTGAGAATTATAGATCCGTTCCCAAGTCCAGTCGTTCCAGCAACACCCGTTACGGCGACTGTTTTGGGGAGAGCTATAGATCCGTTCCCAAGCCCAGTCGTTCCAGCAACACCTGTTACTGCGACTGTTTCGTTGAGAGCTATAGTTCCAAGTCCAGTCGTACCCGTAACACCCGTTACGGCGACTGTTTTAGGGAGAGCTATAGATCCGTTCCCAAGTCCAGTCGTACCCGCAACACCCGTTACAGCGACTGTTTCGGGGAGAGCTATAGTTCCAAGTCCAGTCGTACCCGCAACACCCGTTACGGCGACTGTTGCGTTGAGAATTATAGATCCGTTCCCAAGTCCAGTCGTACCCGCAACACCCGTTACGGCGACTGTTTCGGGGAGAGCTATAGTTCCAAGGCCGGTTGTTCCAGCAACACCCGTTACGGCGACTGTTTCGTTGAGAACTATAGTTCCAAGGCCGGTCGTTCCAGCAACACCCGTTACTGTGATGAACTCGTTTTCACCAAGAGAACTAAATCCAGAGTTTGAAAACGGGTGAAAACTGAACATTATTAGCTACCGTTACTGACAAGCTGCCAGCCAGTTCCTGTCCAAGTTAAATCAAAACCGCCGTTGGCTTGAAGCTCAAGCTGGAAAATAGCGCTCTCCGAACTAGCCATATTATCCTCCGCTCACTTCGTCAGCGCCATCAGAGCCGTCAATAGAGCTTGGCGCTGAAGATGGCTCCGCGGAAGCTGGCAAATCGCTCACAATCCAATCCGTACCATTCCAATCAACGGTTTCATTTTCAGCATCGTATGAAGGGCGGTCAGCGACCTCAGTATATGGGTGAGTGGGGTCGTCGAGATTTTCTAACACCGCCTCCGCAGTGTAAGTTAAACCATTTGTCCTGCGGACTCGTTGCGGCATCGCTGTAACTGGATAACCTCCGTTTAAGCTATACATAACCATTTAGTAACTCTTTTCTATCTAGCTGACCGTGTGATCAAATGTTCCGGGTGTGCTGTAAGTGGTCGTTCCAGCGCCATCCGTGATTTTGACCTCGCCGTTCGCGCCATTGGGGTAAGTGCTGTTTGTGTTTGCTGAATTACCGCCTGCTTTTACGGTCATGCCGGTCGCCGCAAGCCGAGTCCAGGAGCTATTCACATGGCCTGAACCAGCGCCGCCACCGGCTTGACTGCTTGAGTCCCCGCCGTGGTTTGCTCCGCCGCCGCCGTAATAGCCGCCCCCTCCTGACCCAGCTGACGAATAATCGCCGCCGTTTGTTGATTGTAAGCTACCCCCATAACCGCCGATCAGGGCCGCGCCTGCGCCGCCACCGATACCCGAATTTGTACCGCCAGCCGAAGTGGTTGCACCAATACCCTTGTAGACTACGTTTCCGCCACCATCTGAGCCGTTCAGGCTGTCTGTTGCGCCATTTCCCGTGTGTGAATCGCCTCCGTCAGCATTATTATTGCCGCATCCGCCACCGCCGCCGCCGGCGACGACTTGTGCGTTCCCATGAGTGACACTTGTAACAAATACGCCAGAGCCGGAGCCGCCCTGGCCGCCCGTTTGATTGCTTTCATCGGAGTATAAATATCCACCGCGCATGGGGTCGCTGGTGTTGCCTTCCAGTGCGCCAGTGTCACTTTTATACCAACCCCTACCGCCATTTCCGACGACGATTTTCAAAACGTCTCCAACAGTTAAACTCTTTGACGCTTTAACAATACCACCGTCACCGCCATTGCCAGAAGAACTACTGTTGCCCCCGCCGCCGCCCGCGCCAAAAACCTCTGCGGTCACAGTTACTGCATTTGGATCGCGGATTGTTACCGTTTGGCTACTATCAAAGGTACGAGTTCCGACGCCATCCGTGACGCTGACCAAGCCTTTAAAGCCAGAACTATTGTAACCACCGCCCTTGCCGGTATCGCTGGCGTTAGGAGCATCAGCACTGGAATTGATAGTTGTCTGATAACCGGTCGCGCTGCCCGCAGTGCCGTTGTTCCCAGCTAGATTGGCTGTTGAAATCATCGTACTTTTTACGAAGCCTGAGCCGCCGCCGCCGCCACCGGTTTCCTCGTCATCGCTGTCGTCGACACCGCCGCCGCCACCACCCCAGTAGCCGCCTCCTCCGCCGCCACCATACATTCCATAATTAGCTTCAGATGCCCCGCCTTGCAGCGCACTGCCTGCGGTCGCTGTGGCACCCGCCGCACCGCCTGCGCTCTGCGTGCCACCGCCACCACCGTTCGGCGAGTTTACACCAGCAGCGCCAGACGAGCCACCACCGCCGCCGCCCGATTCATCTTCGCCGGTGCGGTCATATGATCCGCCGCCACCGCCGCCGCCCGCGATTAATAAAGCGTTTGCTTGAGTAACATCACTAGCTGCACTGCCAAGGAATACGCCAGCAAAACCGCCGCCAGACCCGCCTTTATGGCCACTGGTTCCGTTCGGAACGCCACCATTACCTCCGGCTGAAGAAGTTACAGTGCTGCCATTAACAGTGCCGCCAGCACCAACCACAATGTAAATCGACGTGCCTGGCGTGAGTTCGAGCGTGCCCTTTGCAAATCCTCCGGCACCGCCGTTTCCGGCCGTGCCGCCATTCCAATACCCACCAGCGCCGCCAGCACCCCAAGCCTTTATAGTCACGTTAGGCTGAGTCAGTGTGGGCCACGTATCATCGTTGAACGATTGTGAAACAATATCGCTGTTCAAATTCCAGACAGACGAAAAACTGTGATCGCTGGCTGGATCAACGCCTCCGATGATACGCGCCATCTAGCTGATTTCCTCATAGCTGATCATGATATCGCAATCGGATGCTGCCGATGCTAACGCTGTGATGGATTTATCTTCTAGCAAATAAAACGCAGAATTTTTATCAATAATGACAAGTGAACTGTCTGCTGGAACTACTACAGTCTTGGCAAAAAATTTGTCACTTCCTGCGCCGGCAGCAGCAGAGTTAATAGCTACTGAAACATCCACTGCAGATGTGCCGTCAATATTGGAACAGAGGACTGTATTGATCTTGAAAACCTTTCCAGACGAAGCCGCATTACTTACAATGCTTGCAGCACTTGTAGTTAATGTGGCTGTCGTCGTCTGACCATTAATCGTTGCGACGTTGACGATATTTGGGTTTGCCATTTTTTGCTCCTAGCCGAAAATCATGGCCACTGCGATGGCCTTGCCTGTGGACACACCTCCACTGCCACCGCCAGATATGGTGATAGTTTTGGTTGCACCTGTGCCAGAAGCCGTGACGCCGGAACCCACAAAATTGAGGGTCTGAGCTTGGGTGGACAAAGCACTTCCCTCGTCCTGAACTGTAAGCCCGCTGCCCGAGCCAGCCGTGGTTTGTGTCGTACCATCGCTGAATTGGATGCCAGTGCTGTGTGCTACGAGTTGACCTGTGAGAGTGCCGCCAGCCAGGGCCAAATAATCACTCGTAGCCGCCGTGGCCATCGTGCCAAGACCAAGGTTTGAACGCGCTCCCGCTTGGTCAGACGCCCCCGTTCCGCCATCGGCCACTGGCAAGTCGCCAGTCGAAAGTTGACCACCGCTTGAAGTGTACAACGCACCGGCTGACAGGCTGGTTGGCAGGATCAGGTCGTATGTAGCACTGGCAGAGTGTGGTGGACTAGCAATAGAAACACCATGTGAGTTTGACTCACAGTTCAACATCACCTTACCAGCATTTGTATTTCCACGAACTTCTAAATAACCTGTACCGTTTGCCGCAACTTGCACATTCCCGTTTGTGTTTGTTGAGCTGAGTGCATTTGCATCAAGTTGTAAATTATCGATTCTTGCATCTGTTACGGCAGCGCTTGTGCCAAGTGTAATGCCATCAATAGCACCACCATCAATATTCACACTATCAGAAGCCTGCGTTGCAATCGTACCAATACCCAGGTTTGTCCTGGCTGTACCCGCATCACTCGCGCCTGTGCCACCGTCAGCTACAGCTAGATCAGTAATTCCAGCAACACTGCCACCCGTTACCGCAACATTAGTTATATTCACTGCTCCAGCGGCATCGGCAAATACAGCCTTACCAGCAGGATACACGCAGAACACATCTTTTGTGCCAGCAGAAAAATCTGTAGCTGAACCATTATTACTGCTAGCTAGTACAGTAGTTCGGCTCAATGTCGTGCCGCTAGCTGTATAAGTACCTAGCGCCGTTTCCCATTCATCAGCGCTACGATGCACAATCGTAAAATATGTTGTATTCGTATTACCGACTTCGGTAAAAGCATCAAAACCTGTCACAGCGCCAGCAAGGGTAAGTGTACCAGTGCCGGTAGTTGTGGAAGTCTCGCGTACTCTATCTTTTACGACCAGGGCCATAGATTCATCCTATGCAATCCTGATGATTGCGTTTGAAGCATCTGCTGTGGGAAACTGCACTGTGAAATCACCAGCACTAGCTGTTTTATCACTGCCAAAATCTAACACGCAAACGGCAGGATCACTTGCAGCTGACTCATTAAAAATCAAAGCACCGCGAGCAGTAATGCTGACTGTACTAAATGTCAGGTCAGCAAAATCTGCTAATGCTGTTGTACTTGATGCTACGGGTGTCACGTTTGTTAGCGTGCCGCCTTTTGCTGAGTACCCAGAACCTGACACTTCATTTGAAGTTGTATATGCAGTTGTTGCGGCATCAAGCGACGCACTGCTGGTATACAACGCTAACTTGAAAGTGTTACCGCTACTGTTTGTAAAATCATGAACGCCTTTGAGCAACTCAACTTTGAAAGATGTGCACATCGCTTGTGTAATTGACACTTATATTCTCCTTATCAACTGTGCTAAATCATCATGACCTTGTTGTTTTAGCAGATTATAAACAGTCGTTCTATCAGAAACGACAGCTTGTTTCATATAGTAGACTAAAACATTCCGCAACGTATCGCAATACGCCCTTGCTTGTTGCTGAATTTCTGGCGGCGCTGAGTCAGAAACCTGAAGTATTTTACTCAGGCACATCTCAGCTACATCTTCAACTGAGTGCCCCTTGTTTGATGTTGTAGCAACACCAACAGAACCGATATCTGTAGCAACCTCTACACTAAACATTAACTTTTCTGCCTCATGACAAGTCCTGTTCTATACGCATCTGTGACTTCATCTGCTTCACCAAACTCTTTCAATCGTGCAAGTGCCTCAGCATAACGGCTTTGATAATTTTGCAGCACATCTGTTTCGCCTTTCATGAACGTATATGCTTCATATAACGATGCATACAAAAGTGCTAACGGCGCATAATTACTCAACCAAGTAGTTTCACTATCTGCACCTGCGGTTAATGAAGCAGGTCGATAATAATAATGAAACTCTGCTACATAGGCTTGGTCTGGTGTTGGAGCAACGATAAAGTTGCGATTATCAAACTGCGAATAATACTTAGGCGTGCCTGTCGTAGCACTATTAGGGTTGACTGTCTGTATAAACGAGACATCTTTACGCAGCAAAAACTCTTGCTGTGAATTATTTATGATCGATAGAGAAAAAGCAGCCAGAAAATCAATAGGAAACACAAGAAATTTTTGGTTCGCTGTAAAAGTACCAGAGGCATTTTTGCGGAAGATGGATAGCTGCACCTCTGTAAAGATTCGCTGTTCCGCATTTTTTATAAAAGTATTTAGCTGGTTCACAAAAGTTGTTTCTGTGTTTTCAGTGTAATCTTGTATCGCTGTTTTTAATTCTGCATATGTGAATGTCATGATACCACCACCAATACAATTCCCACCGAGGCTAATCCTGCAAGCCCTCTTGCAGAAGCAGACGGTGGAAAAATTTTGCCATCACCAACAACAACAAGCATCGGCTCTTTTCTATCTGTTCTAGGCTCAAAAAGAGCTTGTGCATCTGGCGGCGGAACAGTCGGCTCAAGCTGTGGTGCTTTTGGTTCATAACACTCACCGCAAACTTTCAACCCATTCCATTCTTTGCGCAGCTCAGTATAACGATAAGCCTGCCCACAACGATCACATATCGCTTGTGCATATCTGCCACTGGCAAACAAATTACTCATACGTTTATAAACCCGTAAAAGTCTTTAGCAGGAATAAGGCTCAAACCGGCCCTATCTCTATCCTCTGCTGCGGCACGTTCAAACTCTTCTTCATATTGCGCTTTCAACAATTGCGTCAACTGCGGATTGCGTTTCATCGATAGATAGTACGCCAATCCTGCTGCTAAACAAGGATAGAACCGAAAAGGTACCTCCGTTTCGTTTGTAAAATCATCGGCATCATCAATGCGAGTCAACCTATCATACACAAACTCATAGACCGAAGATTGGTCTGGCGTTGCCCAAAACCGTATCTGCGGAGTTATCTGTCTATCAACATAAAATTGTGTAGGCTGTGCTTGTGTCAACTTATTACTCAAGTTGAGGTATTGGTCGCGGCTGATACGGCTAAGTGTTGTATCTGCTTGCGAGGTAGTTCCTGTACTTTGCCGGAGCACGCCAGATAATACATCAATTGATGCCTGAACATCTTCAAAACCTAACGCACTAGAAAGCGTCGTGGTGGCACCACTCGTTGCGCCAGTCAACGTTTCACTTGCTGTAAACGTTCCTGTGGGCACTGCAACAGTAAGTTGAGTACTGCTAGGTTTGGCTGTAATCTGTGCTGTGGCGGCGCTAGAACTGCCTGTGATGGTTTCACCTAGCGTAAAGCTGCCGCTTGCTGCTACCGTCGCTACCAAATCACCAACGGGGTATGTGTTCACTCCTGCGACGAGCTTCAGTGTTTTTTGCTCTATTGTCCACCTGTTCAATCCCCTGTTCGCCCAATCAGCAAACAGAATATTCAGTGAACGTTTTGCAGAAGTTAGATCATAACCTGTGCGGGGTATAACACCACACCGCTCATAGGCTTCTTCAATGTAATCAGCTATATCAAGCGAAAAGTTTTTTGATTCAGAAAAAGCCATCTATCTACTCATCTTGTGGGAGATGAAGATTATCAAACACTTCATCTATATCACGATACTCCTCGCTTTCAGAGCTAAACGCCCTGTGCATCGGCTCAAAATCTGGTCGCTCATCACCAAGTTCAAAAAACGCTGGGTCATAAAACTGCGCCCGATTGTTTGGTACGCCAACTATATGCCCCATATCTAAACAGCACAAATGCGTGATTTTGTTTTGCCGATGATCATCCGCATACATACTGTTCATATAGTCAACTGAAAACCAATACCTTCCTGGAACTTTTACACCCTCTATGAGAGCAAACATAGGCATGTCTGCGAACATATCAAACCGAACTACAGAAAACTCAAACGAACTGCAATCCCAGGGCTGTATTTGGTAATCAGAAAAATCATCCTCACAATCTTTCGTGACTAATGCTCTCAGTGGCATGCGGCTCCATCCGTAACCACCGAGACCCTCTTCTGTGAAACAAACTTGAAAGCTCAGCTGCTTACCCATGTAAGCTGTTACTGCATGGACAAATCCTTGTAAGTATTCGCCATGTCCACGTTTGTTCGCAGTAGTGTACTCTTTACGGATTAATAACCTTTTGAAGGGTATGTTTTCCGTAAGGAGTGCCATCAGTACTTAGCTTTTTTGACCATCCCACCCATTTTCATTTTGCGAGGCTTGGCTTTAGCACCCGCCTTACTCGCCGTAGTGGTCTTTTTTGCTTTCTTTTTCATATCAAGAAATTTTTTAAGTCCTTTGGGCATTGTACCAGGCATAGCTTTTCTCCTTCTACCAGGCTTTGCAAGACCAGTAACGCGCGGAAAATTTGTCCTTAGCAGTGTCACAATTATGTCTCGCTCTAAAATTTTTCCTGCGTCCTGGTTGATCTTTTTTGATAGTCATGTTAGGATCACCAAAACGAACCAACTTCACCTCTTTGCCTTTTTTAGCAAGTACGGCAGATTTTTTCTTGCCGCCAGGAGTGCGCTTTGGCTTGTTGAATCCAGCAAAACTTTCACCGCGATACTTTACACGGCCACTGGCAAGCCTCTGCACATCTTTAGTAGTAGCCATCAAGCGTACTCTTTTTTCACCTGAATGATCACTGTATATGTATCTGCAGCAGTATGGCCAACTGTGGTGAACAATATGTCACCAGTTTTCCCACTGCCTGCATTATTGGTAAGGCCACCAAAAAGTGAATAATCATGATACCCACTTTGGTTTTCACCTAACTCGATGCAAAACACATTTGATGATGCGTCAAAAAGCAACTGCACTTTCATGCCGTTACATTGCCACCAAATTTTTTCAATAGTTGCACCAGAACAAACTGTTCCATTAGGCAAACTGGCTAGAGCAGAAACATCAACTTTAGCTACATTTGCTTCGCCAGAACCGTCAGATACATTGGTGAACTTGAGTACAGCAGTCTTTTGTCCATCAACTATTGTCTGCGAAGTGACTGCATCTGCCATTATTTACTCCTCAAGCTCGCCACGTAAGATCATCGCCTTACGTTCAGCACTTCCAACTGGGGGCAAAGAAACCGTCGCAGCGGCAGACTTTTTTGTCTTTTTTGCAGGTGTTTCCTCAACCCAGGCTTCGTTTTCTGGGGTGTTGGGGTCATCTGCAACATAATGCCCTGCTTTAGTTCTGGCCCTTTTGCGTTCAGCCATCATTTACTCCTATCGCGTTTGGCAAGCGAACAAGTAATCGATCGTTGCTGATTTTGTGCCCGTTGCTGAACCAGAAAATTCCATCGCACCAATAGCAAGGTTTTCATCATCTGGAATATTCGCAGTATGCGTTGCAACTAGAGCTCGGTTGACAAAAAACTCAACAGAACCAGTGCCCTTCACATGAAACCCAAGTGTGACAAAAGTATCATCGCTGATATCAATACCTGAATCAGTCGTGGTAGCTGTGCCGTCTTTTTCAGTGATACAATCAATATTTGTGTCGCCATCATCAACTTGAAACACAATACGGTCAGCAGCAGCCAACATCGCTTCTGGGTTTGTAGCAAAGTTTGTAGTCAAGCCAACACAAAGCTCAATCGCACCGCCCTCACTATCACCAACTTTTAACTTAGTTTCAAACCAGATGTCTCGGCCAGAGGCGAGTGCAAAAATCTCATTACCTTGAACGCTGGCACCATCATTATCTGTAGTGGCCTGTGAAGTAAGCACAAGGGTGCCACTTTCAGCATCTGCACCAAGTGCAGCAGTTGCACTGGAATCTTTTACAACAGTCCAGTCACTGGTAGCATCAAGCGCCACACCAGTAAAATCATCCATGTAAACCAGATAATCTGGATTTACGCTTACTGGGAGGTTTTCAAACCATTTATTGGAATTGTTTTTACCGGCAAACAAAACTGGGCCAGTGAAATGTACAGCCATGTCATACTCCTGTCGTGGCTAGTGTCAGCAAATGCTGTCAGGGTACGCTAGTGTAGGCAAAAAAAGAGGGGGACACAAGTCCCCCTCTTCAAAGTATTTATGCGCCTGGAGAACCAAACACGCAACGTGGGTCACTAACGCCGAAGCTATAGCGCTCACGTGCTTTGTAACGAACGTTACCTGTATCAAAATCGCCTTCCATAGAAGTACGAACAGGGGAACGCTCAAAGTGTTTGAACCCATTGGGGCTATCAGTTTTGATAAAGAACGCATCCGTATCAGTCAAGTAATGATTAATTACATAACCTTCAGGCAGCATGCCCATATTACGCATTGCGTTAATATCGTTATCCGCAGTACCCGGACGTAACTGCGTAGCAGTCAAACGCTCGGCAACAAACTGCAACGCAGGTGGGATAATCAACTTACGACCTTGCACAGCGACTAACAGGCCGCGCTCATCAATGAACGCTGCAATGTCAATCATGCTCTGCTCGAGCGAAGTTTCATTCAAATCCGCTGCAACAGTAAGCTCATTGCGGAAGTTACCACCACCCAATGTTGGGTGATCAGTCGCACAAAGCTCTTTGCCATCACCAAAAGTAAAGCTGCTGTTGAACGCATTGTTCAAAATATTTGCACCTTTAACTTCTTTGGTGTTCGCCATTGAGCGTGCCAGCGCACGAGTGTAACGAGTGCTGAGACGATCGTAAAGGTTATCCTCTACTGCTTCCTCAGTAATCGCAAACGCAAGTGCGATGGTTTCATGTGTGTAACGAGCTGTGAATGACTCGTTTGCGGTATCAAAAGTGACGGCGGCACCTTCAGTTTTCACTGGGGCTTGACCGAACCCTGACAGCATAACCTCTTCTTCAAATGCGCGGTCGGAGCTTTCGGTATCAAAAACTTCGTTCCACTCATTTTCGTAGCGGCTGTACTCAAGACCAAAAAGAGCGTTAAGACCAGGCTCAAGCTCTTTCATTAATTGTGAACGGCTAATTGGCATCGCTTATCTCCTTATACACCGGCACCAGTACCGTTAGCATTGTAACGATAAAAGTGGTTGTTGAGAAGGACGATGGCCAACATACCCGCAGCACCAGTATCTGCATTTGATGGGCTATCTTCAAACCCAACAATACGCATATTAAGTGTGTTGGTCGTAGCAACCGTGCTGACAGCTAACTCACCGGTTGAAATACCAGTAGTGGCATCACCAGAAGTAGCAGTAGCAAAGTTAGCATTGGCATGAATAGAAGCATCGGTTGCAGCAGCATCACAGTTAATTAGAAATAACTGCTCTGGGTTTGCTGCGATCAACGCGGTTGCTGCTGTTCCTGATTTGACAGCAGAAGTACCAGGCCAATTGTTAGCGAACTTTGGCTTACCATCGAGGTCGATGTACTCGCAGCCCATGAAAGCGCCAAGCAACGGAACAGTTCCACCATTTGCATTACCAACGATATCAATCATACCGTTAGCAAGCGGAATCACTGGAGTGCCCTGGAAAATCGTGCTAGAAGTGCCAGTTGTGCCAGTGGTTTGGATTTTGAACCTGGAAACACCGTTAGAATTGGTACCCTCACCCAGCATGGAATACATACGAAGACCAAAAGCGGCATCTTTGTTTGCCATTTTGAACCTTCCTTACATACTAAGTTTCAGAGTCAGTGGAAGGTCGTCTTCCACCGAAGGTGACACGACTCTGCCTATCTGTAGTAATAGGCATGCTTGGGTGCTCTTCCCGCATAAGGTCATTATCAACAGCATCCATTTGCTGTTTTGCGCGTGTTTGAAAATACGCGGCCCGTTCATTACGTGTTTCCACGGGGAATCGGGCAAGCAGGAGACCGCCCACTCCAATAACGCCAGAATGTTTACCATCCTGAACAGTCGGAGCTTCAAAGTCTGGATATTCATCGGCTCGAACAAGTTCGAAGCCTTCGCGTAGTCTACCAGAAATATTCTTTTTATCGTCGATACCCATGACAGATTCACGGATCCAACGATGAATAAACCCTTCCGGTGCGGGTGGGGCATCCAATGAGGATGGTGGGCTCCAAGGCTTACGGCGAGAAGTATTAGTTCTCGTAGTGGCGGCACGGGGTGTTTTGTCTACCATTACTGGCTCCGTGTTTCAAGCAAAGCAACTTGCTTCGCGTAGTCTTCTAGAGATACACCAAGTTTCTTAGCAATTGCAACCTGGCTTGGGGTGAGTTTGACAGATTTTTTTCCGTTTTTGCGTGTAGTGCTTGAAGCACGACCTGTCGGAGCAACATTTGAAGTCCGTTGTTGCGGTGGTTCTGCTACTTCTTGTTCTACAACAGTCGGTGCTTCAAACCTGTGTGGGAAGGTATCACGCATACGTTTATCAATTTCTTCGTAATACGAATCACTTTCTGGGTTAAAGTGTTCTTCTTGCACAAGCTGCTTATGGATGCTGAAGGCAGTAAGGGTCATAGGCTCATCTGTGCCAAACCACTCATTCTTTGCACTCCACTCCTCTGCTTTCGGGCTAGGTGCTGCTTGCCGTTCATTATTCGCAGCAGGTGCCGCAGGTTCCGCAGCAGGCGCTTCTGTTTGTAACCGTTCACGCGCATACTCTAATCGTTGAGTTTCAAGCGCATGCTCTGACAGCTTGCGAGAAAGTTCTACCTGTGCATCAGCATCACCAAGCTCAATAGCTCGCTTTAACTGATCATTCAAAGTACTTTCAGAAACCTTCAAACGGTTATCATACTCAGTCAAATAACTTTCATCTGACTGTTTTGCACGCTCTGAAACTTGATCATATTGCGTTTTAAGCGAAGTTGCATAATCTAAAGCTGCTTTTTCTCGCCTTTCGGCTTCGCGCATCCGACTTGTCAACTTGCTTATGCGTTTTTGTACCGATTCAGAATATTCTTCCGCATCATCCTTCGCCTTTGGCTTTTCATCAGATGAATTAGTTTCAACATCCTGTGCTTCCGGCTCTGGCGTATTATCTTCTAACTCAACATTTGCCTCTTCTTCCACAGGCAAATCATGCATCATTTCACTACTAGACATTTCCTACTCCGTCACATATGGATGATATCACTGGGGTCAGCAATAGTTGCTATGATTTCATCATCATTCAAGATGCGGACTTCACCACCATCGATCTTAAATCGTGAACCAGCATACCGCCCAAAAATCACCCAATCTTTTTCCTTACACCAAGGTGTACCATCAAACTTATCTTTGTCTTTATAAGCAAGGGGGCCAACACGTAACACATAGCCACACACAGTCGCTAAGGCTTCGCGTTCAATTGTTTGGTCTGGTAAATAAATTGAGCCCTGCTTTTTTTGCCCTTTGAATGGCAATAGCAAAATCCGCCAGCCTGTAGGCTGTGGTAAACGATCAATTGCTGAATCAGGGAGTTGGGTAGGGTCTAGTACTAAATTTTCTTCTTTAACATAAGCTGTCTCAAGAATCTTCTGGGTCATCGGTTATCCTTCTAAGCAGGTCTCTGAGTTCCTGTTCAACTGTTCCAAGCTCTGAGATATGTGCTCTCAGCTCGCGGAACGCAGTAAAATCGGGTACAGCACCGTATGCTAACGTTTCTTCGTAGCTGGCACGACGTTCCCGTAAGTTCTTTAGCAGACGTTCAAATAAAAAGATACTTGGATCTTCAGACATTTTTATCTGTTCTCGCCCTTGCTTTACTCATAGCGCGATTACCAAACCAAAATGCGATGATTGCACTGAAAATTGCTTGTGTTTCAGGATCCCAAATCATCATAGCAGCAGCACTGAAGTTTACCTCTGGTTCTTGCAAAGCCGTGTAAAGCAAGGTTCCTTTTACACCTGCAAATGTTATGAAGAAAAGGTAAGTAAGAACAGGGCGCACACTGCCGCGCAAAGCGTTGACAAATGGCCCAGCATCGACAGATCTGTCATGTTCATATAAACTCTTTGTTTCTTGTATCTCTGCTTCCGCATCAATCTCTTTTAACTTCAGCTCACTCAACTGAGTAGCGTACTTAGCTTTCGCTTCCATCATAGCAAGCTGTTGTTGGTTCGCTTGCCGCTGTTTAAAATACCCTAGGATTTCTGGTACAATACTTGTACCAAAGCCTAAAAGTGTTCCTAACAAACTCAACATTATCTTTTAGCCATCCAAGCAGACATACCCATATAAGCACCGACAATACCAGCTAGCGCAATATACATTGTGCTAATCAAACCCGTCAGTGCTTGTAGCCTAGTCTCACTTATGAGCGGTGTGCACAAAATTGTTGTCAAAACTAACATGAATAAAAACGCGCCAACGGCAATACGTTTTTGTGTGACGAACTTCATATGTTCGTCCCAAGCCTCTAGCTCCTCTTCAGAAACAAGCCCATCATTATTCAAGTCAGCCATAATTTATTGACTCCCAAAATCACCACTGTCTTCAAGTAATTGCTGTTCAGCAGCCATTGGATCATCTATATCTGCTTTGATTCCAAAAGCATCTTCAAGAAAACTTGGAATACTAGCCCCTGCCGCAAGCATTCCTGGGCCAGGAGTTACAAGTCCACCAATTATACCAAGGCCGCGAGCACCTAACTGAACAGGCGCAGGTGCATTGACGGCTGCTGCGAGTGTGCCAAGTATACCTTTATCTGCAATACTTTTTGCAAGATTCATAATACCACCCGCAAGCCCTGGAGTTTCTGGCGTTTGCGGTGCCATAGGTTGTGGGCCGAACTCTAATAGCCCTTCTACTGGCTGGGAAGTGCTTTCAGGTTCTCCGGGAGCAGGTCCAGGATCAGAAGTACTGCCTTGATTTGACGACGGGCCAAACTCCTGGCCTTCTGCCGTAGGATCACCATCACCAGGTCCAAAAAAAGGCACACCATTCATCATCTTTTGTTGGCCTTTTTTAGTGATACCACCACCCATTTTGCGAAGCATTTCTGCTTCTTGCGGATTGATGTAAGCTAAAAAATGGTCTTTTACACGATTTGGAACAGTCACTTTACCTTTCATCACTGCCCCCTAGCTTTTAATTGAGCTTGCAGGTTTGTGCGGTACAAAGCGACTTCTGCACGGCGTGCAGCAATATCCTCTGTTGAATCAATACGATCTTGTGCTAAATTTGCATCTTGTAGCAGTTTAGCTCTATCTAACTGTAACTCTGCTGCATCATTTTGCGCATTTGCTAATAATTCTCGCTCACGCAAGGCTAGGTCTTGTTGCTTTAATGCAACAACAGGATCTGGCTGTTGTGGTGGTGCCATAAGTTGCGCAAACTCTTGCATCAGTTCTGCTTCTTTTACAGCAACAACATTCACCATTTGCTCTGGTGGCAACACCATACCTGATGCAGCAGCTTCTTGCTGAGCAATTTGCTGTGCTAATAATGATAGATGTTGAAAAATATGTTTTTGTAATGCAGCCGCTAATGCCGGTTGTGCTTGAATTAACGGTGCCTGCATAAATGCTAAGTGCGCACTGATATGCGCTCGATGATCCTGCTCAGGAAATGCCTGTGGTCCAGGTGCACCATCGGGTATAGCAAGCACATTACTGTTTTCTTGTAAGGGGCCAATAGGCTGTGGGTCTTGTGGTGGGGAGAGTAACTGGTCAATATTTGTTACACCTAATGCCTCATACATACGGCGGTATGCTTCGTACATATTATGCATTTGTGGTGCCGCATTAGCTAACTTGAACTGTTCTTGCGCTAAACTAACACGCTGCGACATACTAAAAATATTTGGGTCACTTACAGGAAGTATATCTACCCGTGCATCAAAATCTTGCTGCACAATTTCTGGTTGGGCGGGTGCTACATCATACGGGTAACTACGTGTACCTTCAGCAAACAAAGTTCCCAACAGCTGAAGTTCTAACTTCATACTAGCATGCATACGCTTATGCACTGCCGACATAACTTTTGCACCACGCTCTAGCAACGCGATAGTGGTGCCAACAGGCATCTCTTGGTTTGCATCACCAACGCCCACTTCGGTGGTGCCGACAAATTTTTCAGCACTGCCGACAACAAAACCCAATAATTGGAATAATGTGCCGCTAGGTTCTTTATAAGGCAGCGGTAAAAGGCTTCCGCGTAAATCATTACCAGGCACATCAACATCGCGGAACTCGCCAGGTTGAATAGGATTTGCATCATCGCTGATGCGTAACCCTCTCGCCTTGAAACCTGCCGGTAAATTACTGAGTGTGCCAGCATCTATCAGCTGTCGTAAGGTGCTCGTAGCACTGCGGCTGTTGTTACCTAGTAAATGGATCAGTCCAAAACCATAAAAACCAAGGCCAGGAGTGAATTTATACTGCACAAAGTATTCAAGCGGCTCTTTACGGCGGTCATTTTGCTTAAAATTACGGCGGATAGCTAAAATTTGGTCAGTATCGGTACAAATTGTCACTACATACGGTAATTTGATGCCTGTTTCTTCGCCATCTGCATCTTTATCCGGAAAAGATTCCAAATCTAAGTAACAATGGCACTCTATCAACGTTAATTCGTCATCATCGCCGATAGATTCACGGCCCTCGATCTTATCATACGTCTGTTGAATATCGTCGCGGTCATAACCACTATCACCCATAATATCAACATCAGCATAAAAACCACTCACTTGTAGTTTTCGCACTGCATTCTGCGACATACGCAACACATGCGTTACACGTTCAGCAGTTTGTAAATCAGTAGCTGCATAATTCACAATCAAATCATCAGCAGGTACAAATTTACTCACTTCGCGGCCGAGCTGCCCATCAAAATATACTTTTTTGAACGCACTGCCGCTCAAACCAAGGTAATACAGCATTTGGTCGAACTCACGTTCGTACTCTTTCATCTCGTACATGATTTTATAATTCATATAATCTTGTACGCGCTGACTCGCTTGTTCAAGGGCAGGGGTCGGGGTACCAATAATCGTCGTACGGACAGGCCCACTGCTAGGTAAAAGTTCCTTATAAGCACCAGCTTGGAATTGTGTTACAGCTTCGTTCAATAAAGGGTGAACTACTCCCGTTGCGCCCATAAAAGGTTCAGTTCTATTTTCGTATGTCAAACCTAACAGGGCTAAACCATCAGTGTACTGTTTTTCCCAATCTGCGCGGCTAGCACGGTCATCTTCATAACTACCGCGTATCTCACTACTAATACGTCCTAATTCTTCTTCGGGAAGCATTTCCGCCAAATTGCTATCAAACCCTGCTTCAGGGCCAGCAATTTCATCTTCACCGAATGACAAAGTTGCGCCACCATCGGCATCCTCCACAAGTTCTACATCAACATCATCAGGGGTAGCTTCCTGTTCATCAGCTAATAACTGCTCAAGGGTTAAACCTTCATCTTCCGGTAAACCCTGCGGCGCTCCAAACAGGCCATCATCAATCATCGCCATGCTAAACCCTTTCAGTAATAAACATGCTGGGCAACATATCTATCAGTATCATCCTGCCAATCTTCAGGATGTGCTATAAAACCGCCTTCTCTAAAACGGCGCAATGCTTGTGTTACTGTATCAACATAATCATCATGCTCGCCACTAGGAAATGCAGCACATTCCTCTATAACATCTTCAGCCCAACTTGTATCAGGTGCCCACACTAAACCACCTTCTAAAATAGGGCTAATCGTATTTACACGGGTATATTTATCATTACCACGGCTAGGGCTATAATTCACCACAGGTATTCCCATCTGTCGTAACTCATGGGTCAAAGGGGTACCACTTGCTTTTGCCTCGATTAATACACACTCGGGCTCCCAATATTTATACTCTTCTTGGGCAACACGGCGCAAATCAGGAAAGTCCCAACGCCCTCGGCGTGCATCCAATAAAATTACATTAAAAGCACCACCCTCTTCAGGTTGGAACACACCCCAAGTTGTAATAGCACTGTAATCAGCAGAAGTTTTCTTACTGTAAGCAGTATCGTAACTCTGCATAATATACGTTAATGGCGGTAATTCTTCATCTTCCCAACGCTGCCACCATTCACGTTTTAAAATAGCCGCCGTTTCACTGGTGGGGTTCTGCTGCCACTGGGCTTCCCACTTTGCGACAGATAAACTGCCCTTTACACTTAATAAATCGCCCTTATTCCAAAACTGGGGCCATACAGGTTCATCATTAGGCATTATAGCAGGGAACTCAATTACTTCCCACTGGTCAGCCAATATATCGCGGCCCTGCTGCCGCACTAATTTACCCGTTAAATCATTCTCAGCCCAACGCGTCATCACAATCACAATGGCACCACCAGGCTGTAATCGTTGGCGGGGGCCACTTGTATACCACTCATAAGCATTATCTAATGCACTCGGGCTCAACGCATCCTGTTCACTGTGGGGGTCGTCGATTATCAACAAATCAGCACCACGGCCCGTAATCGCACCACCTACACCAGCAGCAAAATATTCACCGCCATTACCCGTTTCCCATCTACCGGCAGCCTTACTATCAGCACGTAACTGCACTTTTGGGAATATCTGCTTATACTCATCTGTATCCATAAGGTTTCGTACCTTACGGCCAAAACGTACCGCTAACTCTGCAGTATGGGTCGTCTGGATTATCTTCAACTTCGGGCGGCGGCCAATTAACCAAGCAGGCAATAAATAACTGCTAAACTCACTCTTTGTATGGCGGGGCGGCATATTCACAATTAACCGCTTACTTTCACCCGTAGCTATTCGCTTAAAAGCAGCAGCCATTCTACTATGGTGCATACCACCTATAAACTCAGGCCATACTACTTTTACAAAATCTAAAAAATCAGCCTGGGCAGCATCAGCCTTAGCTGTACTACCAGCACGCTCTAATAAATGGGCAAATAATTTTAACTTTTCCTCTGGGACACTATCAAGGTTCACGCCTAAATTATCAGGCATCACACACCCCTACTATCTTCCCATCACAAACGTAGCAAACCAACTGAACACACCACCAACTAAACCACCAAACACAACACCAATCATCGTCAACGCTGCACCCATACCACGCCAGCGGTTTAATGACTCATTCTGCTTTGTGACTATTTTATACAAATTTTGTACATCAGCCTGCACCCGCTCAACTCTTGCACTTAGCTCACTTATCTCGCGGTGCAAACGAATATCATTCTCATCTGACATAATATCATCTCCGACGGCCGATTTGATTTGTAACCTACATTATTTGTGGGGAACCGTACATATGCTAATGCCTATGTACCTCT